ATTAAGAATAGAAGACCCGAAAAGTATAAGCATCAAATATTAGGTGGTTGGTTGGATAAAGCAGAAGGAGTTATATTTACAAATTGGGTAATAGGTGAATACAAACAAATAGGTAAATCTGTTTTTGGACAAGATTATGGATTTGCTGCGGATGCGTCAACTTTAGTTGAGTGCAATATAGATACAGCAAACAAAAGAATATACATAAATGAAAGATTTTATTTACACGGACTAACTACTTCACAAATATATCATTTAAATAGACAACACGCTAACGATGCTTTAATAGTTGCTGATAGTGCAGAGCCAAGATTAATAAGTGAGTTAGCTACATTAGGTTTAAATATAGTTCCTGCCATTAAAGGACAAGGCAGCGTTACATACGGAATCAGTTTACTACAAGACTACGATTTAATAGTATCACCTGAATCAATTAATTTAATTAAAGAATTGAATAACTATTGTTGGTTGGAAAAAAAGTCAAAAACACCACAAGATGCGCACAACCATATTATTGACCCATTGCGTTATGCAGTAAGCTACCAATTAGAAAACCCACACAAAGGAAACTATTATATCTACTAAATGACATACGGAGAAATCATAGCAACTATTGAATGTTACATTTATTTGGTAACGAATAACAATGTACAAATAGCTATGCCTCGTAATGTAGGTGAAATAAAGAAGATGAAAGCTATGTATGAAGTAGCTAAACAGAATGTTGCTTATATGGTAATGTGTTAATTTTATGTTAAAGTTTGTGAAAAGTTTTGTATGTTTAAAACTTTGTGTAATTTTACCTCATCAAACAATAACAAATAGAAATTATGAGAACAGTATCAGGAGTTTTATCAGCATCAATAGCAATGGCAAGTAACGATTATTTAGTTCAAATAGCTTTTGCATTATTAACCTTTTATTTAATTTACCGTGAACTTAAAAGCGATAAAGAATTGTCTGAATAACGGAATAACTATTTATCCAATAGTGATAGACGATGTTTATTTTGTAGGCAAACGAAAAATCAATTACGTTAAAATAGAAATAAACGTAAATGGTGCAAAGAAATTAGGAAACGATAAATACAAACAAGACGAAACTTTAACGAATAAAGTATTTGAATTGTATGAAGTATTAAATTTAAAATTAGTTTAGAGTTAGTTTAAAGTTGGTTAAAAATTGGTAGTCAGAAATGGCTACCTTTTTTGTTTTATACAATTCCTACTTTAATTAATTTTTAAAATAAAATATGAAAGTAGATATTAATGTACCTGAATCATTAAACGAAATTACTTTATATCAATACCAAAAGTTTGAGAAGTTAATACAAAACAATGAAGCAAGTCATTTTGTAAATCAAAAGACTATTGAAATATTTTGTGATATTGAACTTAAGGATGTAGCAAGAATAAAAGTAGCTGATACTGATTCTTTGCTTGTGCATTTAAATACATTACTACAAACAAAACCTAAACTAACAAGAACATTTAAACTTGGTATTTACGAGTTTGGTTTTATTCCTAAAATAGAAGATATTACTTCAGGTGAATTTATAGATTTAGAAACATACCTTGGTGATACTGAAACTCTGCATAAAGCTATGGCAGTTCTTTTTAGACCAATTAAAAATAAAGTTAAGGATTTATATATCATAGAAGATTACGAAGCCGCAGACAAGTACTCAGAGGTTTTAAAATATATGCCTTTAGATATTGCACTTGGTTCTATGCTTTTTTTTTGGACTTTGCTCAACGATTGCGGGATCGCTTTGAGTCATTATATACAGAACGAAGTGGAACAGTCGGAAGCAGCGAAGCAAGTTTTGGAAAAAAATGGGGTTGGTATCAATCAATTTACGCAGCAGCTCAGGGGGATATTCTCCGATTCAATTCAGTTACCAAACTACCCATCACAACTTTAATGACTTGGTTAATGTTTGAAAAGGAAAAAACAGAAATAGAAATTAAAAACATAAGAAAAAATGGTGTATAGAATTATTAGAGAAATCAAAGAAGCGTTATTAGAAGAACCTTTTGTAAACACAGTTACCGAAGGAGATATATTTGCAGTTGATTTAAACAAACAAACAATGTTTCCTTTGAGTCACATTATTATTAATCAAGCAACGCATCAAGGCAACGTGTTATCTTTTAATATTACAATGTTGTTAATGGATATTATCGATCAAAAAGAAGAAGTAGATAATAAGGTTGATATTTGGAATACTCAAATGTTAGTAGGCACACGAGTTTTAAATAGATTGAATCGTGGTGATTTGCGTAGTGACTTTTGGGAGTTAACCGGTAACCCTACGTTTGAACCTTTTACCGAACGATTTGAAAACGATTTAGCGGGTTGGGCGGTAACGTTTGATGTATTAGTTAGAAATGATATTACTATTTGCTAAATGCAAAATAAAGAACAAACATATAAGTATCTAAACGACTTTGCTAAATATGTAATTCAGCAGAGTAGAAGCAATTTATCTAAACAAGGTAAAAGCGTAAGTAAAAACCTTTACAATAGTTTAGATGCTGATATTGAAGTAAGTGCTAATAGCTTTAGAATAACTTTCTTAATGGAAGATTACGGGGTATTTCAAGACCAAGGTGTAAGTGGTACAAAAAAGAAATACAATACTCCGTTTAGTTATAAAAGTAAACGACCACCTTTGCAACCTATTTTAAATTGGGTAGAGAAACGTAGATTTCAATTTAGAAAAGAGAATGGAAAGTTTATGTCTTATAAGTCAACTGCTTTTTTAATTACACGTGGAATATTTAAAAACGGAATTAAGCCAAGTTTATTTTTTACCAAACCATTTGAAAAAGCATTTGAACGTTTACCCGATGAATTAGTTGAGGCCTATGGTTTAGATGTAGAACAATTTTTAAAATATACAATTACAAAATAATGAAGAAAATATTTATCAGAAGCCCTTACTTTATCGAAGTAGACGAAGCAGGACAATTAACAGGAAAACTTGAAATATTTATTTGGAACAAAGGAACTACAGAACCTACAACTCCAAATTATACTTTGACTAAAAATGTACCAAGTGCAAACCAAAACAAATTAGCTTGGAATGTAGCAAACTATGCAAGTGAATTTATCAAACCTATTTCACCTGTAGTCGTTAGTGTACCTACTGAAGAAAATGTAAATACTTGGTGTTTTATGCGAGTAGTTTCTTATTCAGACGATGTAGAAGTTGTAGATGAAACATTTGTTTGCTTAAACGGATATACTAATTATTCAATAGGTTATAATGAAAATAATACTGCTACAATAGTTCCTTTGGTAAATACAAATATTAAACTAACTACATTTTCAGGTTTTAATTATATAAATGTTTGGATTGAAGAAAATGATACTTTTGAATATTCATCATCTCACTCGACCGAATTTTTTACTACTGTAAGTGAGGGTTTGTGGAAACTACCTTATGATTACGACCCATATACTTTGGGATACGATGGCGGTGCAAATATTTTTATAATTAATACAGAACAACTTTGCGAACCTAAATATACACCTATAACCTGTACTTTTGTAAATCGTTATGGTGGTTGGCAATTCTTAACGTTTTTTAAAGCGTCTACGGAAGCAATAGAAACAGAATTTAAAGAATTTAATATGTTACCTTCAAGCATAGATTATAATGTCTTACAAGGGCAAAGAAAGCGTTTTAATCATCAAGGTAAACAATCAATAAAATGTAATACAGGTTGGGTTGATGAAAACTACTTTGAATTGATCCAAGATTTGCTTTTAAGTGAAACTGTTTTATTAGGTGGTAAACCTGCAGTAGTAAAAAGCAAGACAAGCGAAAAGAAAACAAGTTTAAACAATAAGGTTATCAATTACGAAATAGAATTTGAATACAACTTCGGACTAATTAACGATGTAATATAAAATGGAAGTAGCTTTATTTATTAAAACTCCTAAATATCAGAACACAGACGAACTAACATATAATAACTTTTACAAAAGAGTTAAAACTGATGGTGGTACATTTGAAGCAGGTAGTTGTTTAAGAAGTACAATAGAATCTTTAGGCAGTAGCTTTGACACTTTAGCTACATATAGCCGTATTGAATTATTTGAAGATGAAAAGATTTCTGTTACTTCGTCGATTCAAAATATAAACGATATTTCAAAAATATTTACTGACTACTCGCAAAGTTTTACAATTCCTGCAAGTGCAAACAATAACGAAATATTTAAACATTGGTACGAGAATAGTTTAGACGATGCTTTTGACCAACGTTTAAGATACGATGGTTACATTGAAGTAGATACACAAACTTTTCGTATCGGTAGATGGCAATTAGAATCAGCAACTATAAAGAACAATCGTGTAGAAGATTATAAAATAACTTTCTATGGTGACTTGAAATCTTTAATGGATAAATTCGGTGAAGATAAACTAAACGATGTACGGGAAATAAACGATTCTACTTTTGAATATAACGGAACTAATGTTAGAAATTTAGTTCAATCTACTACTGCTCAAAATGTTATGTTTCCTTTAATTACTTCAGATAGAGTTTGGCAATATAATGGTGGCGGTCCAAATGATATTTCAACAAGTGGTGGTGCTATAAACTTTAACGAACTTTTTCCTGCTTTAAAAGTAACAAGAATATTTGAAGCTATTGCAGATAAATATAATTTAAACTTTAGCGGTACATTTTTAAATCAGCAAAAATTTACAAAGGCTTATTTGTGGTTGAAAGGAAATGATTCAAGAAGGTTTGTATCTACATCACAAAGAAAGCAACTTCTTTTTACAGATAATAATACTTCTTTACCACGAATTTTTAACATTCAGGATAATGTTTATAATTTATTAAATAGTAACAACACACATTTGGGTTCTAAT